GGCGCAGAACTTTATTGTAAAGCATGCGACCACGCCCAACAGCCGCTCGGTTCGTTACTTAAATGAGCTTGGGTTAGAGGCTGGCGTGGTTAAGCAGTGGGTATCTGAGGGCAAAGGGTTTAGTACGCCTTCAGGACTCGCAGTTAAGCAGGGGCTTCAGAAGTTCGTCGAGTCCACCATGCTCCGCCCAAATGCAGCAGAGCGACCCATGTGGGCGTCCGACCCGCGTTATGCGCTTCTCTGGCAGTTAAAATCTTTCCCTTACTCCTACGGCCAAGTTGTCATAGGTGGTGTAGTGCGTGAGATGAAAGCACGGCAGCAAGAAGGGCGCGCAGCCGGTAAAACAGGCGGGCAGATAATTGCTCAAGATCTCGCTCCTCACATGGCGCTCTTCGGTTTAGCAGTCCTCCCGTTTGCGATGCTTTCTCTTGAGCTGAAAGAGAAAACCAAATACGCGATGAAAGCCATACTCCCGTTCCGCGAAGCAGACGCTTCGATATTTAAAACTGACAATATGGAGTGGGGCGAGTATTTCGCAGCGGCTTATGGAAGCGCGGGAGTCTTTGGACCCTTGGCACTTCTCACTAGCGCCCAAACGGATGTCAAGTGGGGGAAGCCGCCGGTAAGTGTATTTGGCCCTACCGTTGACACGCTGTACCAAGTACTCATCCAAGGTGACTACGAAAGAGTTCTTCCTATTTATAACCAGTTCTAGGAGCTAGCTATGATTGACGCAATAAAAGTCAAAATCGCCAATGGGCGAGACGCAGTTATGGGCTGGGCGACAGCAATGCCGCTTGAGCAGAAAATTACTTATGTAATTGTAGGACTCCTACTTATACATATACATGGATGAGGTGTTCCATGAACGTTATAAAACTATTAGGTAAAAAAGTTAAAAACTCATTTATGCGAATGAATGAGCCACAAGCAGCTCTTACGGCGTTTGTGATTCTGGCCGCGTTAGCGGTGGCGGTGGCGGTATGAAGTTTAGCGCCATTAAAGGGATCGTTGGCGGGTTGGCACCAACGCTTGGCGCTACACTCGGTGGCCCTCTCGGTGCCACAGCAGGGAGAGTCTTAGCTGAGGTACTTGGCTGTGACCCTTCTGCAAAGGCAATTGATGATCGACTTAGGCAAGCTACGCCTGAAGATCTAGTGGCCATCAAGGAAGCTGAACTTAAATACGCTGCCAAGATGGAAGAGCTAGGCGTAGATATGTTTGAGCTTGAGACTGCCGACAAGCAAGACGCCCGTAAATACTTTGCGGGAGATTGGACTGCTAGGGTTATCGGGATTCTCGCGATAGTTGGGTTCTTGGCTTACATATTCACGGTAACGCTGATGCCGCCAGATGCTAACTCAGACACTATCGTGTCACTCGTGCTCGGTTATCTAGGAGGCACGGTGTCAGCGGTTATAAGCTTCTACTTCGGCGCTAGCCAGAGCCAATCAACGGGGGCAGAGGGTAAATGAGTTTAGCAGCAGAAAAGCTTATCGAGTGGGAAGGATACGAGCAGTTCGCCTACCACTGTACGGAAGGTGTGCTAACTCTGGGCATCGGGCGGGTTATCGAGAAGGGAAAGGGCCCTGGAATCAGCCTCGAGGAGGCTAAATACCTCTTAGAGAATGATATTGGCAGGGTGGAAGCCGAGCTAAAGAAGGCATACGACCCTTGGTATTCGGCCCTCTCAGAAGGGCGCAAGACAGTGTTGATCTCAATGGCGTTCCAGCTCGGTTTGGCGGGTCTGGCCGGATTTAAGATGGCGCTGGCTAGCTGTGCAGAGGGCGACTGGGAGGGAGCAAAAGAGAACTTCATGGACTCAAAATGGGCAAAAGAACAGACGCCAAATCGAGCTAAAAAAGTGTGTGAATTACTGATAGCCGGTTAATTTTTTTGTGGAATTATATTAGTATAGCTAATATAATTAATACTGGGTGCTGCTATGGCTGAAAAAATTAAGCTCGTTCAAGGTGATACTTTACCTTCAATAAAGCTAACTCTGACAGATCCCACTGATGGGGTCGTACTTGATCTATCTGATGCTGGCACAACGGTTAATGTGTATTTCCGTGCCGTTGGTAGCGACACAGTACTTTCCACTTTGGCCTGTTCCAAGATAGGCGGGGGTGTGGATGGCGAAGTCCGTTTCGACTTTACTGGCGGTGCATTGAATGTTCCTGCTGGTCCTTACGAAGGCGAGATAGAGATTAACTTCGACGGCGCACTACAAACGGTTTACGACAAACTCAAATTCTATGTTCGTGAAGATTTTGCATAGCGGAGGCAAACTATGTCAGCAATGTCAGATTACCTAGAGAATTCTTTAATTGACCAGATTTTCAGAGGTCAGACTTCTCCAACTACTACAACACTGTATGTGTCACTTTTCACTGCAGCTCCCGATGATACTGGTGGCGGCACTGAGTTAGTAGGTGACGGCTACGACCGTGTACCTGTTACCTCTAGTCTTACGGCATGGGCCGGAACACAGTCTAGTGGCAGCACTACAGCATCATCCGGTACGGGCGGTGCAACTAGTAACAACGTTGAGATTACTTTTCCAGAGCCTTCGGCTTCGTGGGGTCAAGTAACTGCATTTGGCGTTCATGATGCTTCAAGCGGTGGAAACTTACTGTTCCACGGGTCTTTGTCTATTAATAAAACAATAAACGAAGGCGATACGGTTACTTTCCCTGCTGGTTCCTTAGCTGTCACGTTCGCCTAATAGTAAGGACTGAACATCGATGCTGAATAGGGCGCGGTTTAATCAGGTATTGTTCAACGGTGCTATTAGCACCGTTGCAAAGCTGGTTGCGCTCGCAGGATCACTAGTAGTCAGCAGCGGCTATTCTGCAGAACTTTCTAACAGCGCGAATCTGAACGCGGCCATCTCGGCGCAAGTCAGTACGCAAGGTGCGCTGTTTAAGAAAGACAACTTAGCCGGCTCTATCCAAACAAATGGTGCTATTACCGGCAGCATTATCCTGGAATCTCCTTTACAGGGCGGGATCACTAGCGTCGCGGTTGTTGACGGTGGTGTTCACTTAGTTATACCTGTAGACGGACAATCAGATCTTGGCGGCGCATCTGTTTCTGGCACTCTCGAGGGTAGCGTTACAAGTGCTATACCTCTGGCAGGCTCGGTTGCAGCAGCTGTCCTTACCTCCGCCGATGTAGATCTAACTAAGCCAATTACTGGCGCGGTCGACGCGGCAGCAAATGCTGCTGGTGACTTAGGTCTTGCAGCAAACTTAAGCGGCATAGTGGCAGGTGCATCAGAAGCGCAAGCCGATGTTCACGTTACTGTAAACATAGAAGCCACTGTTGTTTCTTCGGCTGAAGCCACAGCTAATGTTGTGCTTGCCAAGCCAATCGCCGGTTCGTCCGATGTCGAAGTAGTATCGCAACCTGAGTTAGCTAAGTCAGCAAACCTCGAAGGTGCGGCATCGGTATCAGTGGTACTGGACGCTACACCAAGAATAGTTAATGTTGTTCGGGCATCAATCGATGCTTCTCTGACTGTAGCCGACGCGCCTCTCTCTAAGACAGATAACATTAGTGTTGATGCAAATGCATCTGCTGATGTTAGTGGCGGTTTTGATCTAAGTATCCCTGTTGCCGGCTCATCCGATGTAGCAGTCTCTACCGACGGTCTAATTACTCTCGCTATACCGCTTGATGGTCAGTCTGATCTCGGTGGTGCGCAAGCGGTTGGCTCTCTCAGTGGAAACGTGGCAATCGATGTGCCTCTCGCTGCTGCTGCTAATGCGTCGCTACAGACTTTAGGCGAGATTGATCTAGTTATACCTGTGGCGGGTCAGTCATCTGTCACGGCGAGCACAGCAACAGAACTCGGGTTACAGGTAAACCTCGACGGTCAGTCTGGACTCGGCGGCGTATTTGCGTCTGGCTCTTTAGCCGGCGGCATAGACCTGCATATATTCGTCGAAGGCGCATCGGTGCTTCAGGCAGCTATTGCAGGCGGTATAGATCTATCTATCCCTGTTGATGGTGCTGTTGCTAGCAGCGTGTCTACCCAAGGTGACGTAGAGCTACTGATCCCCGTAGCCGCACAGGCAGAGGCATTAAGCACCGCTAATGCGGCAGTGGTTTTAGAGATTCCGCTAGATGGTCTTTCTGATCTGGGCGGTGCACAAGCCGTCGGTTCACTGGCCGGTGATGTTTCTATAGCAGTACCTCTAGCGACGGCTGTCAGTACAACGACTCAATCTACTGGCGGTATAGAACTAGAAATACCAGTGGCTGCACTGGCATCTGTCGCTGCTGCGACTGAGGCTGAGCTCGGACTGACTGTTAACCTTGACGGCCAGTCGGATATAGGCGGTGTCTCTGCTACAGGTACGCTAACCGGCGGTATTGATCTTCACATATTTATTAGCGGCTTTGCAGATATTGCAGCAGCTACTGATGGTTATATTGAGTTAGACATCCCTGTAGCGGGTGCAGCGGCTACTAGCGCGGTTACTTCAGGCGGCATTCACCTTGATATACCTGTTGCAGGTGATGTATTTGCAACGGTAGTCGCAGATTCTGACGTTAATATAGTTGTTAATTTGCAGGGCTCTGCCGCCGCACAAACAGCAACTGCTGGCGACCTGCATGTCACAGCGGCACTTGGCACAGCGGTTCTTGGTCCTGTCGCCGCTTCTGGCGATATTCACATCACTAAGAATTCAGCTGCCAGCGCAGTTGCAACTGCAGCAGTTGAAGCAGACGTTCATCTCGATATACCGGTAGCCGCTGATCCCGCAACTACGCTGGTAACACTAACTCCTGACGCGGCGCTTCGTGTCCTCACGTTCTACGACAACGTAGTTGCCGCAGTCACTGTAAGTGGTGCGAGTGCTGCTTATGAAGTGGACAACTCAACGTATTCTGCCTCATTCGGTTCCTACGGCGCTACGCCTATTGTCGCGAACGCCACTTACTCTGCAGTTGTAAGTGGCGTATCGGCAGTGGCCACGGTAGAGCTGGGTGCGATTGCTACAGCCGAAGTTGAGTATGCAGAGACTTACATAATTAGTTATCTAAGGGCTGCGTAATGGCTGTTCTTTATTCAAATAATGCGGCATCGACTTTAACCGGTGGCATTACTGATACGGCTACGTCGCTTACCGTGTCGACCTCTAGTGGCGCTGAATTTCCAGATCCAGGAGTGGGTGATCATTTCTACGTGACTTTAATTGGTGAAGATGAGGGCGCAGCAGAAATAGTAAAAGTAACTGCCCGCACCGGTGACACGATGACGATTATCAGAGGCGTTGACGAAACAACAGCAAGTGCATTTAACGCCGGCGATAAAGTCGAACTGAGAATCACAAAAGTATTAATGGACGACATTCAAGAAGATGCGGCAGACGAG